ACGATGGAATAGTGAGGCTGTTTATAATAATCATCCAGAAATTCAGAAAGGTCAACTCATTTGGCAGGTAATGAATTTGCACGTATATTCTAGGCATTTTCACCTTGTCAAATAAATGGGATAAACGTTACCTTAGACTTGCTCGAGAAGTCAGCACATGGTCTAAGGATCCATCATCAAAGATTGGTGCAGTCGCTGTTGGATCTAAAGGCCAAGTCTTGGCTCAAGGATACAACGGCTTTTGTCGTGGCATTAAAGACAGAGATGATCGATACAATAATCGAGAAACAAAATATAAGTTTATTGTTCATGCTGAACAGAACTTAATTTATAATGCTACATATAATGGTACATCTCTTGATGGAGCCACACTTTATGTGACGGGTTTGCCAGTCTGTTCTGAATGCGCTAAAGGTGTTATTCAAGTTGGCATTAAACGTGTAGTCATGCCAACTGAAAGTGCATTTAATGAAACATGGAAAGAATCATGGAAATTTTCCTCAGTAATGTTTAGTGAAGCTGGTGTACAATGGGAATTCACAAAAATATAATCTTTGTTGGAATGAATCCATCGAAAGTAAAAGTGAGTAAGTCAAAAGGTTCTGCTTATAAGAGATTTCATACTTGGCTCGATTTCTTAGAGATAGAGCGAGTTTCTTTTACGAATCTATCTTTTGATGAAAACTGGGATTTTAAGTTTCAAACATTCGACCACAATTTACTGTGTACAAGTCTTGAAGGATATGATAAGATAGTCACATGGGGAACGATGGTATCGAATTATATTCGCCGTTTAGGGTTTGATAATCACTTTGTCTTGCCTCATCCGTCTCCTCGAAACAGGAAATTAAACGATCATAAATACGTACATCACACACTTAATGAATGTAAGGATTTTTTAAATGACTAGAATTGCTATCGTCTTAGGCCGGGGCACTGAAGGCTGTGGCGTGACTCAATGTGCTATCCAAATGCAAAAGGTAACAAAGGCGCATATCTATTCAGCAAACGATAAGAAATGGGGTAGAGCTAAAGGACTTGATATTGAACAAACAGAATTCAATATGGGTACTCAATGGGAACAAACAGCTAACACACTGAATGAACAGTACGACTTAGTTGTAATTTATTCGGTGCCATCAAAAGGACACTCCCAAGATTGTCAGGATAATTTTATTCCATTCCTACAAAAATTAAATGTACGTAAAGCATTTATTAATGTAGACCATAAAGCAGCATCAATTGCTCGTAATGCAAACTTAAAAGAAGTTTGTGAAAACGTAGACGTAATCATGACTCATAGCTTGGAGAATGATTTTTCAAAGTTTATGTCAAAGAATAAAATTAAAACACCATTGACAAAGATGGGTCTTGGATTTGACTATGATGGCCACCGAGCAAAGTACTGGTTGCCAATCGAAGAACAACAACACAACATGGTTCGTTGGATTGGCCGTACTGCTATGTGGAAAGGTCCTAGCCTGATGATTGACTTTCATCAGGATGCACTGATGGAGAATGGATTCATTAGTGTTTTGGAGGGCCTTGAAGCATCGATCCAGTATCCTCTTGTTCTTTATCGTGATAATAAAGAAGAGAATCCTGTCGATCGTCGCTTGGTTGAAAACTATTTCCGACCAGAAAAGAAATTCAATGAAGTCAAGTTTACGCCTGACCTGTATGGTAAAGAAGAAACAGGCAAAGGTGCATACTTGTATCCTCAATATATAAACACAGAAGCAATGGAACGTATGGCCCGTTCTGCTTTTGGTTCTGACCTGTACCACTTAAAAGCAGAAACTTATGGTGACAACATTGAGAATTGTCATGCCGAATGCATTGCATCTGGTACTGTTCCGTTGTTCCATAAACACTTCTGTGATAATGTCATACATAAAGTACAGGGTAAACCTATTAGTCAATGCAAAGATACTGGCACAATTGGTGTTGACTATACTAACTTTGATGAGTGCCAAAAGATTATGACTCAACTCAAAAATGATCCTGCTATGAGAGATGATTGGAGAGAGATGGCATTTGAATTCTGGAAGCAACACTCTGATGGAGAAAAAGTTGTAAAAGAAATCATTGATCTTGCTATCAATACTACTGAAAACCAACCAATAGGATTAGAGGAATTCTTTATATGAAAATACTAATTACTGGCATTTCAGGCATGATTGGATTCCATGCAGCAAAACGATTTGCAGAACAAGGATGGAATGTTGTCGGTGTAGACAACTTTAATAATTATTACGATCCACAACTCAAAGAAGATCGAGCTGATATTCTTCAAGAACAATACAATATTCCAATCATGCGGTTGGACATTCAAAAATTTCAACATGTTCGTACCTCTCCGGGCTTTTTTGATGACGTAGAAGTAGTTCTACATCTTGCTGCTTATGCGAATCCACGACATGCTCTTGAAGAACCACAGCCTTATATCGATACAAATATTACTGGTACACAGCGTATTATTGAAGTATGTGAAGCTGAAGGCATCCCGGTCGTATATGCATCGAGCTCATGTGTTATGCATGGTCAACCCTTACCCTGGAACGAGCATGACCGGCCCGACATTCAGAACAATCCATATGGCTGGTCAAAGCGTGTAAATGAATGTCAATTTGGACACTCTAATGTGCCACGATCAGCTGGTCTTCGTTTCTTCACAGTTTATGGCCCATGGGGTCGACCAGACATGGCTCTTTTCAAATTCACAAAGGGCATTGTTGAAGGTACGCCTTTGACTCTTTATAACTACGGTGATATGAAACGTGACTTTACATATGTTGATGACATCATTAATGGTGTTGAGATCGTGGTGAATAAACTGATGAGTGATACTGATACGTATCATGAAATATATAATATTGGCTATGGTGATCAAGTACAGCTCATGGATTTTGTCAAAGAGATTGAAAAGAACCTTGGACGTGAGTCAATTCATGATTTTGTACCAAAGCATCCGGCCGATGTTGCAGAGACTTGGTCAGACACAACTAAACTACAAGCTCTTGGATATAAACCAACAACACCAGTGTCTGTTGGTATCGCTAAATTCGTAGAATGGTTCAAAGATTATTATAAGGTGAATTAATGAAATTAGCTATTATTGGACATGGATTTGTAGGTAAAGCTGTAGACTATGGTTTTTCTGATCCACGCGTAGAAAAGTTTATTGTAGATCCACAATATGAAAATGGACTAAAGATTCAAGATTTAGTTGATAAAGATATTGATATTTGTTTTGTTTGCGTACCAACTCCAATGCATACAAATGGAGCAGTTGATGCGTCAATTGTGAAAGATACTGTGTCTTATCTTAAAGAGAATGTTACTGGATTAATTGTAATTAAATCGACTATTCCTCCAGATATTACTGAACATTTAACAATAAATAGACTAAATAATCGAGTAATTTACAATCCAGAATTCTTGACAGAAAAGAATGCAAATGAAGATTTTGTTAATCCTAAAATGCATATCTTGGGAGGTGATCGTCCATTCACTGAAAAGCTTGAACACTACTATGAAGAGTATAGTCTGTGTAAGCCTTGTCCCGTTTATCATATGTCAGCTTCAGATGCATCGTTTGTAAAATATGGTATTAACTGCTTCCTTGCTTCGAAAGTTCTATGGTTCAATCAGTTCTTTGATGTGGTTGAAAATTTTGGTGGTAACTTTACAAAAATTATTAATGCTATCAGTACAGATCCTCGTATTGGTTCTTCTCATACTCGTGTTCCGGGTTTTGATGGTAAGCGCGGATATGGTGGTGCATGCTTTCCAAAAGACACTGCAGCCTTTTCTCACTTTGCTCAAGACTTCACTGTGCTTGATAAGGTAATTGAAGAGAATAATAACTATCGTCGAGGATATGAAAAAGATGATAGAGAAAAGGAGCAGAATGTAAATTATGGTTAAATAAAAAAACAAAAAGCTTTAAGCGGAATTCATAAACTCCATAAATGTCCTTATTGTGATTTTGAATCAAATAAAGGTAATTTAACAAGACACATCAGGAGTAAACATAATGACAATTAAATACGCTAGTATTGTGCCTCTTATAGGTGGCCAAACACTAGGTATGGATATGTGCTTTAAGAGTAAGCCAGATTACCTATTATCATATACGGATTTTCAGTCTAATGATAATCAACTTCTTAATTATTACGGGAACGATATTCCTTATTATCTTGTTGATCAAAGGGTTCCTAATATTCATAGAGTGGATGTGGTCAGTAGCACTTGTCCATGTGCTGGTTTATCTTCATTGAGTGTAAGCTCAAATTCAAATAGTCCAACAAATGATTGGATGATTAAATCAGCTGAATATGTTCTTGAGACTATTCAACCTCGTGTTTTTTGGGGTGAGAATGCACCACGTCTTGCGAGTAAAATGGGTGAACCGGTTGTAGAAAAACTACGAGAAATTGGAAAACGAAATGGATACACTCTTTCGCTGTATAAAACAAAATCCATTTTACATGGATTGAGTCAGATTCGTGATCGATCGTTTTATTTCTTTTGGAAAGGTAATGGTGTTCCAAAGTTTAAATACTATAATCGTTCATATACTCGAATTGAAGACCAGATTCGTTCTTCAGCCCGTAATGACGATGATCCAATGTCTCAGATCATAGTTCAAAAGGAAAGACCAACCGAGAATCCTTTCTATCGTTATGTGTTAGAAGTTATGCACGAAGGTATGTCTCATACTAACTTTTTTCAATTCATTGAAAAGACTACAAATGTTCTTCATTATTTTGAAGATAACACAAGTGCAAAGTATCACGACATGGCTAAGTGGCTCAGATCTGAAAGCTATGATAAACATGCTGAGAAAGCTGAACGCATGGGAAAGAAGCTCGCTGCTGGTGGAAACATTATGAGAAAGACCACTGAGATACCAAAAGATTACATTGGTGCCTTCGTGGGTCATATGCCTTATATGATTACACATCCAGATGCCGACAGGTATCTCACAGTGCGTGAATGTCTTGATATTATGAAAATGCCAAAGGATTTTCAATTAGTTGGTGGTATTAAGAACTTAAATATGATTTGTCAGAATGTACCGGTCACAACTGCAGCCGATATGGCAGAGAATGTAAAAGACTTTTTAAATGATAATATTGAAATGATTGGTTCTTCATTTGCTATTCAAGATAATAAATCTCAGACATTCTGGTCTGAAAAAGAGAAGATGACACTTGAAGATTTTTTCTAGTGTTCATCTCTGCTTCACTATGGTATAATTATTCTATACAAAATTTCAGGAGCATTTTATGGCATCAATTATGGATAAGCTCAAAAAGAACTCAAAGCTAAAAGCGACTGAAGTTCTTTCTGAGTCTAAATTTTTTAATCAAAAAGATATGATCCCAACATCGGTACCGATGATTAATGTGGCTCTATCTGGTTCCGTGGATGGCGGACTTACACCCGGACTCACAGTCTTAGCGGGTCCATCCAAACATTTTAAAACTTCATTTGCTTTGCTTATGGCTGGAGCATACATGGAGAAATATCCTGACGCAGTCTTGCTTTTCTATGATTCAGAGTTTGGCTCGCCAGAAACTTACTTTAAACAATTCAATATCGATACAAGTCGAGTACTTCATACACCAATTACAAATGTAGAAGAACTCAAGTTCGATATGATTGGACAACTTGAGGCTCTGGATCGTGATGATCAAGTCATTATTGTCATTGACTCAATTGGTAATCTTGCATCAAAGAAAGAACTCGAAGATGCTATGAATGAAAAGTCTGTGGCTGATATGTCACGAGCAAAAGCACTGAAAGGCTTGTTCCGTATGGCAACACCTTATCTTGCTATGAAAAATATTCCAATGATTGCGGTAAATCATACATATAAAGAGATCGGCTTGTTTCCAAAAGATATCGTCAGCGGCGGAACAGGAATATATTATTCCGCGTCGGATATTTGGATCATTGGTCGTCGTCAAAATAAAACTGGAACCGAAGTTACTGGATACGATTTTGTGATCAATGTGGAGAAATCGTATCCAGTAACTTCGGTTCCA